GGGGGCGGCGGAGGCGGGGGAGGCGGCGGAGGCGGCGGAGGCGGCGGAGGCGGCGGCGAGGTCGGCGAGGTGGTGGGCGGCGGCAAGGGCGGCGAGGGCGGCGAGGGCGTGGGCGTATCTGTCGCTATTCACCTTCCTGCTCGACCAGATCGAAGCGGAGATCGGGGGCATCGGCAGGTTCAGGAGTCAGGCGTAGCCGCCGGGTTCGCTCCAGTCGCGCACCGGGGGCGCCTCGATGCGCTCGAACACCCCGTGTGCCCAGCGCAGCGGCACCGGCTCCAGCTTCCGGGAATAATTGCTCTTCATGCCATCGAGCACCAAGCCCAGCGCTTTGTGCTGGTGCAGGTAGAGCCGCGCCCGCACGCTATTCGACCAAGCTACGTTGCCTGATTCGCCGGTGCCGAGCGCCCGCCCACTCATCGAGGGGTGCTTCGTAAAAATCACCACACCCTGGAGCGCGACGGCGAGGCGGCGGAACTCGCTGACGTAGGCGACGACCTGGTTCTCGTCGTTCTGGTTGCCGGCAAAGGTCTGTGTCGCGGTATCGACGATGACGTACTGCACCCCGGTACGCCGGCAGCGCACCACCAGCTTATCCATAAGACCCGTCCGCACCATCTTCCACTCTGGCCGCGCCAGGCGGATCAGCACGTTGTCGCAGCCGACGCGCGGAATCAGGTCGAGACCGGCATCGAGCACGTCGGGCATGTCCACGCCGAGCGAACGGTTGATCGCCCACTGCCGGCGGTGCAGCTCGTCGCCGTCGTCCTCGCACCCGAGATAGAGCGCTCTGCCGGGCTGCACGCTCATGCCGAGCCAGGGCCGGCCGAGCACGGCCGAGGTCGCGAGCTGCTGCATCAGGAGCGATTTGCCGATTCCCCCATCGCCGGCGACCAGCGCCACGGTACCCTTCAGAAAGCACCCCTCGACCATCCAGTCTCGCCGCGGCGGGTCGCGGCACAGCCGGTCGTAATCGAGCCCCTGAAGCTCATCCTCGCGGGTCGCCGCATGCGGCCCCCACTGCGCCCGCGCCCCCTGGGCCATGCTTTAAGTTTCCTCGGATGTCTATATGTCCGAACCGATCCCGTGCGGTGATGCGCTGATTGCTTTCCACCACTGAAAGAGTGCTGCGGCGGTGCTTATCGTGTGGTGTCGAGCCTTGTCTTGATCCCCCTCAATTGCCGCTCGAAGCGCCTTCCCCGCAAGATAGCCGACCAGCCAATACCAGTTTTCAGCGGACTTACCCCGGTCGTGTGCATCGCCCCACCGTTGGCGCTGATGTGCCGCCTCCAGGACGATGCCATCCCAGAAATCGTCGATTTCGGGGCGGCCAAGAAGCTCTTTGAGCCGCGAATGCTCCATTCGCTCATCGGCAAGCTTCCTTGTGAGATTTTCGATTTCTTCCCGCTCGGTCATCGTCCCCTCTCCCACTCGGCGATCAGGTATTGCCCCTCGGCGCTGGCGGCGAACTCGTCCGACCGGATCTCCTTGAGCCAGCGCTCAACTAGCCAGGCCTCGAACAGGTCATAGAGGGTGATCTCGCGAATCAGCGGGTTGTGGCGCTCCGGGATTGCCCGGGTCGCCGCATCATGCTCCGCCCAGGCCGCACGGATGTTGCGCCAAATCCGATCCGTCTCGCTCAGTTCCGAGCTGTCCGCATTGTACAATGACGTACATTGTGCCCCCGCCTCGAAAGACGGGGGCTCCGTATTATGTTGTTCTCTCGAAGGGGTGTTCTGCTGGGAATGGGGCATCACCTCCTCTCGGGGTTGTAGCGCGCGGCCATCAAGCAGCGCGCGCCGGATGCCGGGGCCGGCGAAGGCCAGCATAGCCTCGACCAGCGGCAGCGGATAGGCCGCGAGCCTCACCTCCCGCTCTCCACAGCCACGTATTCGCTCACATCGGCCATATCGCTGCACACGGCCGGAAATAGGGGGCGCCGACTACCTCGGCGGTTCCTGGAACATAAACCTGGCCGGCCACAACGCGGGCCATGCTTAGACGGCGCCGGGCGGTTCGCAAGCGCCGATAAGCCGCCAGCCACTCGCGCCGCGTCATGCTACGAGACAGGCGCTGGTATAGGTCGTCTCTCATATCACCCATATCGACACCGTCACTCTTTCGCCTATCGTGGCGCGGATGATCCGCAGATCGTCGATCAGGCTGTCGTCGACGATGATTCGCATGCCGTTCTTGCCGCAGCCGATCAGGTCGAGCAGCGGCTTCAGGGCATTGTCCAGGTCGCGGCGATCGTGGAGCGGCGCCTCGATCAACACCCGCAGGCGACCGCCGATAGGCTCCGCTGGGATGGCATGCTGAGCCTTCAGCTCCCACCCCGCATCAACGAGCCACCGCTTGTACAGGGCTGTCTTCGCCCGCCTTGCTGCTGCGTTGCCGTTCCGGCCGGCAACGCTGGAAAACAGGTGGTTCGTGCTCGGAGGGATCGGCAAGCTGAACCGGCAGGCCGGCTCTCCGTCAGGCATTGCGGTACTTCGGTAACAAACCGTCTGCGATAGTGCGGGCGCGGTAGCGCTGCGCCGGTCCCGCCTGGCCCTCCACTAGCGGCAAAGCCTCGCCCTTGATTGGGATCAGCCACCCCTCCCCGATCATGCGGCTGATCTCCCTTGCTGTCACCGGGCGGCCCATCGCGTTCCGGATGATCGTACCGTCATCGTAGCAATAATGCGTCACCGGGCGGCCCTGCTCATCGGTCGTATTCGTCGCCATGATAAAGCCGGCCACAGTCCGGCGCAGGATGGCGGTGACATGTGGCGACGGTTGCGGAGTCCGCTCGGGAAGCCCCTGCGCCTTACGGCTGAGCGTCCTTGCCATCGCCCCCTTCCTTTCTGGTGTATGTTCGCGGCGGCACCGGATCGGCCGCCGCCCTCTCCGCATCGCCGACCAGGATGTCGATCGGGATGCCGGTATCCTTGGCTACCCTGCTTATGAAATCGAGCCTGAAGGTTCTGATGACGTAAGGCTCGCGCCCCACGCCGGCCAGCCTTCTCACCGCGATCCAATTGAGGCGCAGCCGGGCCGCATAGGCCTGGTGGGACTCACCCCGTTCCCTCAGCCATCGCGCAAATGTCGTTTCCATGATCGTCGATCTATCAGGTTTTCCACGATGCATCAAATTATTTTGTTGACGGGGTGCGGGCGGCGGTATATTCCACGTTGCGACGCAAATGGAGGATAGGTGAGATGTGGCGATCGTGGAGTTTGAGGATGGACATTGCGGGGCCGATGCGCCGGTGCTGGCAGGTCCGCCCCTCCCGTGTCTCGCCGCGCTGCTGGCGCTGGCTGACCGGCGGCTACGGCCCGCCGTGGCAGCAGGAGGAAGGGCCATGAGCGCCCTCGACGACATCCGGGCCGAGATCGTGGCGCGCCGCGACCAAGCGCTACGCATGATAGAACTCGCGAAGGCCGGGTTGGCCGATGCGGATCTTGAGCTTCTGGCCCACGATCGCGCCGTTGCCCTCTTCGACGCCCCACCCAAGCCCGAGCGCGCCAAACGCCGCGACATCGCGGAGCTGGTGCTCGCCGCCCTGACCGACGAGTGGCAGACGATCGCGCAGCTTGCCAAGGCGACGGGGTGCGCTCCGAGCCGAGTCGAACCGGCGCTGAAGCGGATCAAGCACGACGGGATGATGGACGGCAAGACGCTGATGCTGCGTCGTGGCGATCGTCAGGCGCCACTATGAACGCCATCTGTGTGGCCGCTGGGCTGACCTGGGCGCTCGTCTGGCACGCGCCTCCGGGGGCGGGGGTACATGAGGGGCGGCATCCGGCTTCATCGTTTGGGGCTTGGTGCTTTTCGGTAGAAACACAGTGTGCTCAGGCCGCCGGCATCGCCAATGAGGCATTCCTCCTCGCTGGTGCACCTAAAGAGCAATACCGTGCCGAGTGCGTGGAGCAGCCAGCGAGGAAAGAGCCATGAACGCGCTTGGTCTGTCCGACGCCCAGCGAGCCGAGCGGACGCGGCGGCTGCACGCCGGCGACGCGCAAGCCATCATGGCCGGCGACTACCGGCGCGTGTTCCGTCGCATCAAGGGCCTCGATCCCGAGGATGATCTGTCGGGCGAGTTCCGCGTCCAGCTCGGCAGCTACACCGAGCCGTTCAACCTCGCGTGGACGATGCAGCAGACTGGCCGGAACGTTGATTATTATAGCGATAACAAGCTGAACCGTGAAATATGGATGACGCTGACTGGCTTATACTCGTACGCTGAGCTTATCGTCAGCAAGGCCTATCCGTTCATGGCCTGCAACCTCGATGGCTTGACTGTGACGCCGCAAGGCCACCGCTCGGTCATCGACGCCAAGCACGTCGGGCGGGCGACCGAGCAGGAGATCCTGCGTTACACGCCGGCCGGGGTGTGGCAGGCAACGTGCGCCGAAACCGACTGGTGGGGACTCTCGTGGATCGTCGGCAACAAGTGGGAAGAGCCGACCTTTCAGGAGGTCGACCCGCTCTATCAGGCGACGATGATTGCGCGGGCGACCGAGTGCTGGGGCTATATCGAGCGCAACGAGGAGCCGCCCGAGGCCGAGATCGCGCCGGTGCTGGCGCCTAAGCCGCAACCGCGGCTGCGCTCGATCGTGGTGCCGGTCGAGCAGAACGACGAGGTGTACCAGGCCCTCGTGAAGCAAAACAACTGGCTCAGCGAGGCCCGGAGGCTGATCTACGCCTTTGTCGGCACCCACGCGGCTGCGACGCACCATGCGATCGTCCGCGAAGACATCAAGAAGCTGGTGCCCGAGGATGTGGGCGAGCTGACGTGTGGCCGGTACCGCTACGCGCGCTCGAAGGCCGGCTCGGTGACGCAATCTTTGAAGCCGATGGAGAAAGACGATGAAACGCACGAGTGAAGGGCTGCGAGACATACTTTTCGCCGAGATCGAGCAGCTACAGGGGCCAAACGGCGACCCTCGACGTGCCCTGGCCGTCGCCAATGTGGCGAGACAGATCGTGAACACGGTCAGGGTGGAACTCGATTACGCCAAACAAGTGATCGAACTGCGGGAGCGCGGTGGCGATGTAAATCTCGGCACCCTGGCGCTGGGCCAATCATTGGCTGCGCGATCTGCGGGAAAGCGTGCAACGGCACGTTCCTCCGGCACACATCAAGAGCCTGCTGCTCGATGATTGCGGCGCCATCAGTTCCGAAGGCGCCGAACGGCGGCCCTGCGCTGTGCCACTTCTGTCAGCGGCGAGTATGGTTTAGCCGTGGCTTTGAAGAAATGCTTTTGAGACAGGTTTCTCTATCTGTCGCACAGTATTATTATAGGAGAAAAGCAAATGCCGGCCCTCAGGAGTAGCAATCTCGCCTCCGCCGACTACAGCGCGGAAACCCAGGCACTCGTCATCACATTCAAGTCCGGCGGGCGCTACACCTATAGCGACGTGCCCGAGACGGTTTACGAGGGTCTCTTGTCCGCCCCCTCGCCCGGCCGCTACTTTGCCGAGGCGATCAGGGATGCTTTCTCTTTCGTGAAAGGCTAGGGGCGATGGACGATCAGCGGGGTATCTATGACCCGGCGACGGGTGAAATCGTGGAGATGGGGCGGGCCGGCGTGCCGAGCGTCGTGCGGCCGGCGCCGATCGTATTTACCCCGGAGCAGGTTGACCTCATCAAGCGAACGATTTGTGTCGGTGGGACCAACGACGAGCTGACGCTGTTCCTGCACCAGTGCAAGCGCACCGGCCTTGACCCGTTCGCCCGGCAGATTTACGCGATCAAGCGTTGGGACAATGTTCGGGGTCGCGAGGTCATGGGCATTCAGACCTCGATTGACGGCTTCCGGCTGATCGCCGAGCGCACCGGACATTACGCCGGACAACTTGGCCCGTTCTGGTGTGCGTCGGATGGCGTCTGGCACGATGTCTGGATT